ACATGAATTAGGTCATAGACTGCAATCAGCATTTACTAAAAACGAAAAAAAGGAGTATAATAGAATTATTAAATCTAAATTCAATAATTATGTGAGAAATGACTTTGAAGAAAAAATAACGTATGTACTAAACCGAAAAGGTCAAACGGTAAAAGAAAGATATTGGGTTTTAAAAAATTATGATAAATTTGTAAGTAGTTATCAAACTAGAATATATAATGGTTTAGGTAGTTTCATAGGAAACGAGGTTAATACTTCTTATGCATTAGAATACTTTTCAGAAGGTATAAAATATTTTTATAAAAAGCCGGAGTTATTAAAAGAAAAAGATTTAGAATTATATAACTTTATATCGGAGGTCATAAAAGATGAATGAAAATACAAGACAAGAACTTTTAAAAATTTCTAATAGATGGGAATTTGAAGAAAAACTTTTTGATATATCTAATGATTATTGCACTAATATAGACTTGTGGGATGAAGAACTCATAAAGCATTATTTAAAAATAGCAGATATGTCGATGAAAGAGTTTGAATGGAGTTTTGAATTAACACCTCCTATTGATGATTTTGACGAAGAATAACACTACTTTATGAGTAGTGTACTGATAATAAATGTCTGGTAGCATTCATGTAGGCTTAGGCCTATGGTTAGAGACCCGCCTTTGTTATCAGTACAGTGCTTATAAATAGCACTTTAAGTCGATAGAAATATCGGCTTTTTTGGTCTGCTAAAGACTGTAAACTAAGCAAACATATTTAATCTTGGGAGGACTAAACCTCTGTAAAAAAGTGGAAGGAGAGAAAGTATGAAAGATTATTTAATGAGTTTGAAGTTTGAAGAAGGGCAAACACAATTGACTGACGAACAGATTAAGGGCATTATCGCTAAATCTGGTGAAATTGTAAATACCGAAGTTGGTAAAGTTACAACTTCCAAAGCACAAGAAATACAGGGTTATAAAGACACTATTTCAAATTTGGAAAAGCAAATCGAAGAGTTGCCTAAAAATGAAGACTTAGACAAGTTAAAAAATGAGATTCAAGCATTTAAAGATGCAGAAACTCAAAGACTGGCTGATGAAAAGAAAGCCAAGGAGGAAAGTATTAGACAAGAACGTACTAATGCTTTTTTTAGTGACGTTAAGTTCGCTAGTGAATCCGCTAAGGCAGGTGTAATAGCACAATTTAACGCAAAAGACTTCAAGTATGATGAAGAAACCAACAAATTTTTAGGTGGAAAAGAATTTCTTGAAGACTTAAAGACTAAGGACCCGGGAGCATTCCTTAGCGATGTTGCAAATCCAACATTTACGACTAACGTAACTGCTCCAACAAGCGATGCCACTGCTGACGAATTAAGAGAAGCAATGGGATTAAGCAGCGATAAGAAATAAAGAAAGGATGATTAATTATGGCAAATAATATTTCATTATCAAAAAACTATATACCTCTACTAGATGAGTTATATAGAAAAGAAGAAACATCTAGTGTATTAAATAGTAGCCCAAAGGATATTAAAATGGGTGCTAACGCAGGAGAGTTTTTAGTTGCTAAATATACTATTGATGGTCCTGCAGATTATTCACGAAACGGTGGATATCAAGATGGCGATGTAAGCGTTTCTTGGGAAACACACAAAGCAAATTACGATAGAGGACGTAAGTTCAGTGTAGACACAATGGACAATGAAGAGAGTGCAGAAATTGCATTTGGAAAATTAGCAGGTCAATATGCTAAACATAAACAAGCACCAGAAAGCGATGCATTTACATATGCAACATTAGCAGGCTTTAATGGTGTTATTGGAACAGAAGAAACTTTAACTTCTGGTGATGATGTTTTAGCCGCTATTAAACGTGACCAAAATGCTATGGACGAAGAGGAAGTTGATAATACTTCAAGATACCTATTTATTACACCTACAGCGCTAAGAAATGCTCAATTAGTAGAAAAATATAAATCTACTGGTGTTTTAGATGACTTTGCAGGTATTATTAAAGTTCCACAAAAAAGATTTTATACTTCTATAGATTTATTAGATGGTAAAACTAATGGTGAAGAAACTGGTGGATATATTAAAACTGCTACAACTTATAAAGCAACAAGTGATGTAGCTCTTGTATCTGGTAAAAAGTATTTCACAAGAAGTGGTTCAGGAACAACTGCCAACCCTTATGTTTATACAAGAGTTGCAACTCCAGCAGTAGCAGATATAGCAACTTATTACGAAGTTGATGAACTTGGTGGACTAGATATCAACTATATGATTGTTGAAAAATCAGCAGTTATGAAATGGCCAAAGCATACCGCATCAGATATTATCGTACCTGAAAATAATCCAGATGCAGATTCATATATCCAAAAATTCAGAAAATATGGAATTGTAGATGTATACGACAATAAAGTTGCAGGTATCAGAGTTTCATATCAAGGACTTTAAGGAGGCTTTAAATGAGAACAATAGGAATGGCTAATAAGTCAAAAACAGAAAATTCAGAAATTAATGCTTTAACTGCACAAGTTGAAGCATTACAAACTGAAATAAATATTCTAAATACTGAAAAAGCAGATTTAGAAAAATTACCTGCTGAATTAAGCGAAACAATTGAACAATTAAAAACTGAAAACGCTGTTTTAACTGCACAAGTTGAAGAACTAACCAAAAAAGCAGATAAAGGTATTAAAAAAGAAAAAACAGAGGAATAGGAGATGATAGGTATGCTAAAAGAATTAGTCGATTATACATATTACATACTTAAATATGGTGGAGACTCTAGCATACCTAGGTCTTCATTTAAAGAGTATTCTTTAAAAGCAAGCAGTAAAATAAATTATTTTACTTTTAATCGTATAAATAGTGCTATTTTAGATGATAATATCCGAAATACCACTTGCGAGATATGTAATTTGTTATTTGTTCAAGACAAACTGCAAGCAAAACTTAACGATGATAAATCTGTTAAGGCTAGCGAAACGGTCGGCCCACATTCTGTTACCTACGTTAATAAAACTAATCTTCAAATAGATAAAATATTATCTAAAGAAGAGTTAGACAAGGAATGCTACCGCATTTGTTATGAACATTTGGCACATACAGGGCTTATGTATAGAGGTGTGAGATAATGTTCCCACACACAGTTACAGTCTTTAATGTTGTACGAGAAAACAAAGAAATAAAATACCATCGAAAAGTAGTAAACAATGTTTTCTATCGCACTCAAAAAATCATTTCTCAAGAAGGTAAGGGAGATAAATATACAACTGTTTATGATGTAATTTTCTCAAATGTTGCTATAGTTAGTTATTTAGACTATAAAGATTATATTCTATTAGAAGATAAGAGTAAAAACTTCACACTTAAAGAGAATGATATAGTAGTATATGGTGAATGTGAACAAATATCCGATTTATCTGATTTGCAAAAATCTTATAAAGACTATTTCTTAATAAGAAGTATAAGTGATAATCGATAAAGTGATAAACGATATGGTAGCGAAGAACTTCAAAATATCGAGGTAACGAATTGAGAATAAAAGCAAATTTAATAATGCCGAATAGCCAAGAACTTATGAAGTCAGTAGGACTTAACAAGCGAGGCAAAGCTCAATGTGTTATTGATTCTTTTGTATTATATCATTCAGAACCATACGTTCCGGGTAGACATATACACGAACAAGGTATAAATGCTACAGATATTGGTAGTGGAAAAGTTATCTGGAATAGTCCCGATGCTAATTATCTTTATGAAGGTAAGTTGATGGTGGATCCAATAACATTAAAAGGGGCTTTCTTTAGTCCGAATTATGGATTTTGGAGTAGACCTAAAACTCAAAAAACTATGGATCCACAAAATCGTAATCTACATTATCACGGTGGTGGCTTAAGAGATAAAAAATGGTTCGATAGAATGATAAATGAAGAGATGAATGATTTAATTGAAGAAGTTCAAAACATAGTGAATGGAGGCAAATAATGGATGCAGAAACAAAAGCGATTATAGATTGCGTTAAAGAATACTTAAAAACATGTCCTTATCTAGATGATTTATCACAAATAAGTGTAAATTATTTAGATACTGATGCCAGAGACCGTGAGTATTGGTCGCTAGAACCATTGGAAGTTCCAATAGTTTTAAAAACTAATGTATTAAAAACAAAATCAGAACGGCAGTGTCAATTTATATTGGCTACACGTTCTTTTTTTAACCCATTAGTAGATACTCAAAATACTGAAAGATTACACATATTTGAAAAAATTGCAGAGTGGTTTATTCAAAATACTAAAAACGGTATACTGCCTAAACTAAATGAAGGCGAAACCGCTACTAGTATAGAAGCGACTACAGGTGGTTATCTTTATGGCTTAAATAACGATAACACTATTGCAAGATATGAAATGACGTGCAAACTATTATATGAAAAGAAGGAGGAATGGAAATATGCCAACAAATAATTTTGCTTTTTCTGGAAACGGAAAATTTAATCGTGAAGATGATGTTTTATTTTTTAATTCAAATCTAACATCAGCAGATGAGAATGGTCTTGTATTTGATGAAACAGACCCTATTTGGACACCAATAGGAGAAGACAATGATGAAATAACAAGAACAATAAACAATGATACTGATGCCAAAATGAATGTGTTAGGCACAATGAATATTGATGTTACTAAAGGAGCAGAAGAAGTTGAAATAGACCCTATTGCTATTAAAGGTACTGATAAATTATCATATATTGCATATATGGCTTTCAAGTATGGATTAACCGGAGATAAAATGCAAATGCAATTCTGTAATGTAACATTGGCAGATAAAAATGTAGTGACTGCTAATAATACAACCACTACAATATATGGTGCATTCACAGAGCATGGCATTATGGATTTAACATCATGGGGTGGAGATACAAGTAAATTAAATGCACCTGTTAAGGTAACATTTAAAAATGATAAAATACACGGTACTTTTTCTACTGATGATAATTCATTTACACCAATTACAAGTGCATAATAGAGGGTTGGAATATACCCTCTTTATTTTTTGATTTTATGAAAGGAATGATATTAAAATGGCTTTAAATATTAAGCGAAAATTTGTAGTCGAAGAACTATTTGATGAAGAAACAGGAGAAAAGTTGGGAGAACTTAAATTTAATCCAAATGACGCTAGAATTATGGGAAAACTAAGCAAAATTATACATGACTTAACCGAAAGTATGAATAAATTAAATTCTTTAGGGGAAATGCCAACAATTTCTGATAACAATTTAGAAACTGTTGAAGATTTTGAAAGAGAAAAAGACAATATTCAAAAGATATGTACTGGTATCGATTTAGAATCTAATTCTATTAGTGGAGTTATAGAGGATTTAAATGAGGTATTTGGAAAAGAAACAGTTGATATCTTTACAGGTGGTACAAACGATATAGAAGCGCTTATGCCGTTATTAGAATTTGTAATGCCATATGTACAAAAAGCAAGAGGCGAAAAAGTAAATAAATATCTAAAGAAAAAAGACACTGAGACGTTTGTGTTAGAATAATGAGTATTTTAACAGCGCCCTTGCCAACCAAAATAAAAGTAAATAACAAAATAATTGATATAAACTATGATTATAGAACAATTATAAACATTTTACTTGCCTTTGAAGATGAAGAACTAACGTATAGCGAGAAAGCCTATATAATGCTTAATAATCTCTATAAAGAGGAAATATCTGACGAAGATATTGAAGAAGCGATAAGCCAAGCACTAAAATTTATAGATTGTGGAGAAGAGCCGAAAAATAACAAGCCACATACTAGAATTTACTCGTTTACTAAAGATGCCAATTATATTTTTACAGGCATAAACTCAACTCATCACATTGATATTGACGAGAAATCGAATTTACATTGGTGGAAATTTATGAGTTTTTTTATGGATATGTCACCAGACTGTATGTTTGGTGAAATCGTCTATTACAGAAAGAGAAAAGCAGATGGTAAATTAACTAAAGAAGAAAAAAAACATTATGATGAAATTAAAGATTTAGTTAGTTTAGAAGAAGTACATCATCAATCAAAAGCAAGGAAAGAATTTTTTAAAGAATTTCATAAAGCCGAAAAATAAGGAGGTGTTTTGCTGCAAGTAAAAAAAGGAGCAGTTGTAGTCGATACACAAATGGACTACAGCAAAATAGATAAAGATTTTAAAAATTTAGAAAAACATACTGAAAAGTTAATAGATAAATACAATAAGTCAGTAGACAGCATTAAAAGTCAAGAATTAGCAATACAAAAGGTAAAAGACCAAATAGAAACGCTTCAGTCTTATAAAGATGTGGGAGTTATAAAAGAAACTGAGGCACAAAGACTTAATGAATTGAATGCAAGATTGCCATTACTACAAAGTAAATTATCTCAAACTAAAGAAGAAACGAATGAAGTTAAAAAAGAAATTAAAGAAGCCTTCGATAAAAGAAATGTATTAAATCTAGGTAAAGGTGTAGATGAAGTCGGAAAAAAGATAGACAAATTTAAAAATCTGCGAAATGGATTTATTTCTATGCTAAAATCAAATGACCAATTTAGTTCTAGTCTAAATCAAATAAAAGCAAACCTAATGACAGCATTTGCACCTATATATAATGCTTGTTTGCCTGCAATAAATTCACTTATGAATGCATTATCAAAACTTACAGGTACTATAGCAATGTTTGTTTCTGGACTATTTGGCCAGAGTTTAAATGATGCAAAAAAACAAGCACAAGGATTATCTAAATCATTAGATAAAACTGCTAAAAGCGGCGAAAAAGCAAGCGGTTCCCTTGCAAGTTTTGATAAATTAGAAGTAATAAACGAGAGTTCTTCGGGTGGTAGTTCAGACAGCGGTTCGGGTATTGATTACAGCGGGGAAATACAGTACAGTCAAAAATTATTAGATATGTTAAATAGAATTAAAGATTTTGTTGTAGATAATGCACCTGAAATAACAGCGGCAATAGGCGGAATTACAGGCGCATTAATTGGTTTAAAATTTCTTGGTTTAGACCCAATACAATCATTAGGATTAGGTATTATTATAACAGGCATAATTTATACAATACAAAGCCTTATAAAATATCTTAACGATCCTTCTTTTGAAAATTTTGGAAGTGTTATACAAGGAATTGGAATTGCTATTATAGGGCTTGGCATTCTAATTGGAGGACCGGCAGGATTAACTTTAGCAATAATAGGAGCATGTATTCTCGTATTAGGTACAATTATAAAATACTGGGATAAAATCAAAGCATGTTTACAAAAAGGAATAGATTGGCTAACTGGTAAGAGTGACTGGGTACATCAAAAATTTGGTGACACAATTGGAGGAATATATGACTACTTTGTAGGACATTTACAGAGGGTTCTTGATTGGCTAGATTTAACTTTTACATCTATTAAAGGAATATTTGATGGAATAATCAAATTT